TTCCACCGGCGGCCTCCACATAAAGGTTGCCGAGGATGCTCAGTGTACGCGCCCCGTCGCCGGTCGTGATTGTCAGCGTCCGGTCCGCGGTCAGGTTGCTGCCGGGCGCGATGATGAGTTCGTGCGAGTCGTCGATGTCGCGCAAGTGCAGGCCGGTGTTGTTCAGCGTGATCGCCAGCCCGGAACCAGCGAAGACCAGGTGAACCGCCGCGCTCATGGCCATCTCGACGCGCCCGATGTTCAGGCTGGCGAGCTTGACATGCCAGGTCTGGCCCTTGGCGCTGATCGGCAGGTCAACGCGGGCCTGGAGTGGAGAGAGCATGGCGAAGCGGGTGCCGATGGCGTGGAGTACGACCGCCGTGCCGTACCAGCCGCGCTGGAACCCGGTGAGCCGGTAGCCGCCGGCGATAGGCGTGGCGTCCACGAAGCTGCATATCTCGTCGCCGATCAGGCACAGGTTGACTCCGGCCTGGCAACTCGCCGCGTCGGTAGTCACCAGCGTTCCGGGCGAGGCGGTTATGTCAATATCACAGGTGGCGGCCGGCTGCCATGTGCCAGCGCCCGCCGCCAGCGCGGTATCGAGTTCGCCGATGATGCTGCGCTGCGAGGTCTGCGCCAGCAGCGCGTAGCTCACGTCGTCGTAGGACAGGTAGACGTTGGCGCCCGCCCAGGGCCCGGTAGAGGCATTCGGGTTGCCCAGGATGAGGCGGGCAATCACATGTCCCTGCGCCATATCCGCGGGCTCCTCCCAGAGCCAGCCAACGGTCGCGCCGGGGTCGGACGTGAACTGGCCCGGCCGGGAGCCGGCGAGGCCCGCCCCGCTGATGTTGCGCTGTATGGGATATGGCCAGATCGGGTCGTCAGGCATCAGATAGCCCCAAAACAGAACATGGGTTTGCTTGCTTGTGTGGTATGATGGCGGCGGAGGCGAGAGAGATGAATGCGAAGATCCCCTGGGTGATCGTGGTGGCTATAGCGATCGGGCTGGCAGTGATCGGGTGGTTCGGGCATCGAACAGTGCCGACCCTCTCGGCCGACGATCGGGCCATTCTTGCGGATGCCGCCAAGGGCATACCTGCCCGCTCGCTCTCCCCTCTGTCGCCCGCCGAACGAGCGGAACAGGAACGGGCAAGCGCCCGCAATGCGGAATATTTGAGGGCAAGTGTCATCAAGGCCTCCAGCACCCGGCCTCCTCGCACCCGTCAAGCATCGCGCACCTCCTCTAGTTCATACCTTCGGGCACCATCTGCCGCGAGGTAATGCTTCATCGGCTCACGCCCCGCATCCGACCAGATGCCCGCCTGTATCCGCTCGTTGTATCCCTCTACCAATTGGTAATCGAATAGCATCGCCTCGTCGCCGGGCCAATGCCACTGGCAGGCGCGAGTGGAGAACTGCTTGCCCGGCTGGTCGAAGCGTTCTCCTATCGTGATCGGAACCGGCTCTACCACGTCCAATGGACTGACGAGGCTCGCCAGCGATCTGCCGCCGAGCAATCCGTATACGCGGTCGGCGATGCCAAGCAACCAGAGTGCACGCCAGGCATGAGAGTCGCGCCGATGCAGGTCGCGATCGGCCCAGGCATTTCGCGGCGCAAGGTCGCCATGGGCCTCGTTCACCTGCTTGAGCAGTTCCGAGAACGCGTCCCATGACCAGGCTTCGTGTTGGGTCCATGCAGCGAGGCGGGCCAGTGCCCACAAAGGCAAGCGGCGGGCCTCGGAAACGACATTGTTCCAGGTATGATAGCCAGCCATCCTCAGCACGTGGACTGGAAGGGATGGGATTGGCATCTGCCGGCCGAGAATCTCGACGAATAGCGGTGGCTCATCCCAGATGGTATAGGCCGAGCGCCCCACATCATTGGTGAGCGGGTCCAGTTCGCAGCCCAATCCGATTTCCAGGCCTCCCGGCATTGTCAGGGTAGACCAAGCCGGGAACCATCTATGTCGCCTTGATCCCGTTGCCTCGGCTATCGCGTCAATCTCATCTTCCGAATCCACCCGCACTTCGATGTCAATGGCATCCCAGGAGCGCGGGAAATGCTCAATGCTGAGCGGAGCATACTGTACGGGACCGCCATGGACGACGTACTCAATCCTGCGATTCTCAAGGGCATCGCAGAACTGCCCTACCTGTACCCACCATGACGCGTTCGCACCATCCAGGTGATCGAGGTATCGCTGGCAATCTTCCCGCACGATGTTCGGGGCGACGCCATCCATGCGCTCGTCGCAGAGCCGCCAGGCGACAACGCCGTCGAGTTGGTGGAGCGGGGCGAGCCGTCTCAGCGCGCCGTAGTCGAGCGCGGTCCGGGCGATCTGCACCATCGCGGGCCACGGAGGATTCAGCATCGCGGCGAGTCTCAGCCACTCTCTCTCGGGCGTCGAGAACACCGATCCTTCGGGCAGCGTGGCCCTGACAGGAGCCGCCACCATCCGGGCCGGCGGCCTCTCAACGCGATTGATATAGCCGAGGATGCAGTCGCGACAGGCTTCCGGCGGGTCGCCCGCGAGCGTCTGCTCGCGCAGCTTCGCGTAGCCGCGCTCCCATATTCGCAGTGCATCCTCGCGGTTCAGATCAGCCAGCGGCGTCAACCTATTCGGGCTGAAGCAGCACGGATAGACCGTGCCATCCGCGAGAACGTAGATGGAGCGAAACGGCATATTGCACATGCTATGATCGGGGGCCGAGTCCATCGTTGATCCTCATGTCGGGCAGTGTCTCTACCTGTCTGCGCACACTATCTATGCGGTCCCATGCCTCGGCATTCTGAAGCGGGTCGGTTGCCCTAGAGCAGGGCTGTAAGCGCGCCCATGTCACGTTTCGTCCGCCAATGCCGTGCACGCGCTGAGCGATGGGGAGAAGTTGCGGTATGGTTTCGTCTATGACTGTAGTCGCGATGTTCACAGCGATCCCAGCGGCGATGCAGTCGGCGACGTTGCGCCAGACCTGCTCGCTGTCCGAGCCCGGCTGTAGCCGCTCGTGCGTCTCCGCGTCGGCGCCATAGATCGAGATGGTAATGGTGCGCATACCGGCGGCATAGAGCTCGGCCGACACTTCGGCAGAGAGGAACATCCCATTGGTATAGGCTGTCGGGACTCCGCCCCGCTCCACGACGACCCTTACCATGTCCAAGAAGCGCGGGTGAAGCAGCGGTTCGCCCGCGCCGAATAGCGCCACTTCGCAGCCGGCCGAGATGAGGGGGAGAGTCCGCTCGAACAGTCCCCACTCCATCAGCAGACCATCCGGCCCCGCCTCCTGGTCGCACACCAGGCAGTGCAGATTACAGCGATGCGACACTCCTATCATCACGAGCGTGGGCAGTTTCATCCTCGTTGCAAAGCCTCCCAGTAGACTGCCGCCAGTGACTGCGCCGCCTCGGGATAGCTCGGAGGCCTCACATTCGCCCAGCCGCGGCGGCGCTTCATCTCGGTGTCAATGGCCGCCGCGATGCTGTCCACGTCGTCGGGTTCGCACAGGCTGCCGACGCGACCGAACTGCTCGGCCGCCCAGGACCGCCGCGAGTGGACGATGTTGCAGCCCAAGGCAAGTGCGTCGAGCGTCACCTGCCCGAACGGCTCGAACTGGCTGGCGTTGACATGGAGATGCGCGCGCCGGTACTCATCCCACAGTTCGTCGCCGCGCAGGAAGCCGAGGAACTCCGCGCCATCATACCGCTCGACCGCGCGGAGGAACTCATCGCAGTAGGGATCGTGCACCGGGTCCTCGTTGAAGCCCGCGAAGCGGATCGGCAGATCGAGACGCTTGCAGGCCTCCAGCACCGCGATCTGTCCCTTGTAGCCACACACCTTTCCGGCCATGAACACCGAGGCCGATGCCTCAACCTGTCCATTCGGCGAGAAGAGCACCGGGTCAACGCCCATCGGCACGACACGCAGACGCGCCTTCTTCTCGGGGAATCGCTCGGCGATGAAGGCGGCCTCCGATTCGGAGTAGCACACGATGTAGTCGGCGAGGCCGATGGCCCTGCCCATGATGTCGCGGGTCGGGTATCTATGCGTGATCGCCGACAGCACCACCGGCCGCTTGCCGTCGCAGGTCTCGGCCGCCTCCCATGCCCAGTCGTACTGGTGGTGGTGCAGGTGTATGAGCTGGTACCCATCGTGCCACCAGAACTGCCCGCCGCGCAGGTCAGCGTAGATGCCCAGCGCCCGCAGGCCGCGCCGGTAGCCCTCGATCTGCGTGAAGTCGCCGCCGAAGCCGGGCCATGAACCCCGCCAGCGGTCTCTATTGAGCATCAGCACCCGGAATGCCGCCACCTCCCGGCGCGGATCGCTCACTGCCTGGTAGCCGAGGGAGTCGGGCGGGCCGAGGTCGAGGCAGCAGGCGCGGTCGGTATGGTGCTCCTGCCAGCCCTCGGTCGCGAGCCAGCGGCGCAGCCCCTCTACGTTGCCCTCTCTGGCCTCCCTGCAGGCGCTCAGGCGCACGAGCGCACCCGGCCCCCACCCAGGCACCATCCTACTGTCTGAGCGCCGCCTGTAGCCCCACACGAGGGCTGCGGCGGGGTGCCAGGTGAGGTGATCTACCAGGGCGTCCACGTAGGCGGGAGTGAGAGCTAGTGAGGGCGAGCAGATCAGGGCGAAGTGGGCATCGCAAGCCCGCCCAGCCAGTTCGTGCTCCGCGCAGCGGCCCTTGATCTCGTATCGGGTGCCGTCGCCCACATCGGGGCCGGAGCCCACCAGCAGCACTTCGCGCCGGTGGAGACGAACCGCCCTGACCGTGCCGCTCTCCTGCTTCAGGTGACTCGCCCCGAGGCCCCAGTAGGCGACGACTTCGCGCCCCCGCTCCGCCATCTCGATGCAGAACTGGTGGTCATAGCCGCCCGCCACGTAGCTGTCACCCGGTGGCGCGAGGCTCGCCGCATCGAACTGATCGCGCGGTATCAGCGCGCAGGAAAACGAGAGGCCGCCCACGCGCTGAGGCCCACTGCCTGGCATGGCCTCTTTCCCCGCCACGCCCTGGGCGACGATGAATCGCGGGTCGGTTGTCGGCCCGGCCGCCTCATAGACCCAGGCCAACGCCGTCGCTTCTCCGTGCATGTAGGTGTGCGCTACCGGGATTCCCACCATATCCCGGCCGGCCCGCCGCTGCCATTCTCCCAGCAGCGCGGCGAAAGCACCCTCATCCGGCAGCACATCGTCCTCCAATGCCAGCAGCATCTCGATCTTCTCGGGTACGCGGGTCCGCATCTGCTGCCACAAGTACGCCACCTGCCGGTCCTTGACGCCGACCCGGTGAGTGTCGCGCCAGAGTTGGAGGTTCGGGTGGGTCGCTCGCACTACTGCCGCCGCCTCGTGGAGTGCCGCCCAGAACGCCTCATCCTGTGAGTTGCAGAGCCAGAGCAGGTGTGCACCCGCGGGGATGCCCTGGCGCAGGAATGACTCGAGCCATTCGCCCAGCACCCAGGCCTTGCCGGAGAAGGGCGTCAGCACCGCCATCGATGGGCAGGCGGGCAGCACCGCCCGGCCAACTCGCTCACGCAGGTCTGCGGGCTTGCTGCCCCAGCATTCGATCTTCCATCTGTCGCCAAGCACGTCGATGCCGAAGCCCTCATCTATCCCGACGCCGCGGTGTGATAGGTTCACCGCCTCGCCCTTGTCGGCCAGCAACACGATCCGCCTCAGCATCCCCCCATCGCTCGCGTCGTGCCCTAGCGCCTGGGGGCTGATTCGCACCTTCCCGTTGAAGTCCAGCGTCTCGCCCAGCAATTCCGGCCATCGCTCTGCCATCTGCTCGGGCAGCAGGTGGAACTCGCGGCTCCACGGATAGACCATGCCAGTGCCCGGATCGAGGAGTACCGCGTCGTCGCTGAGATACTGCGCCCCCGCGTCCAGCATCGCCAGCAGCACGGTCGTCTTGCCGCTACCGGACTCCCCCGCGATCAGCGTCACCGCTCCCTCGTGCGCCACCGCTGCAGCATGAAGGAACAGCCACCCATCTGGCTTGCAGAACCGCGCTACCGCCAGCCACAGCCAGTCGAGCACGGCGCCCGCCATGAACGACGGATCGGGTATCCATGCCTGGATATGATCGGGCTCGCACAGTACCAGCGCGTCCATGACCTCCAGCGCGCCGTTCCAGTCGGGACGCTCGCCGCCCCGCGTGGCCTCGACGGTGATCGTGCGCGCCGGCGCCGCCCCCCACCCGCACCGCTTCCGCACTGCCAGTTCTAACGCAGGCCAGTTCGTTTCGAGGCGCATGGTCCCGATTGGGGTTGGGTACTCGGTCACAATCCCAACACCTCATCCATCGCTTGGATCGCCGCTTCCGCCGTGGTCTCTCCCGCCGCAACCAGTAACCTCAGTATGCGTAGGCGAGTCAACGCCCAAGGGGCGAGCCTGATATGCGCCATGTTGCCGACCAGTTTCACATCCACAGCAGGCCGCGCTTTCATCTCTCCTCCACTCCGTCGAACACGAATGTCCCGTCCGGGTTCTCGGTGATCTTCACGATCCGGTAGACCGTGCCTTCGAGCGCGTAGGCCGCGGCCCCGATCATGTCGAAACTGACCAGGATGCCCGGCTCGTACCACGCTCCCGCCGGCCCCATCCCCCACTCGGCGCTCGCCGGCCCTGTGATCCGCGCCCACAGTAACTTGCTCGCGATCTTATCCGCCATTGCCCCGGTGGTGACACCGTTCAGGGAGAGCTGCTCACGGTAGAGCCCGCGCCGTCCGATGTCCCAGTCATCGCGCCGCTCAGCCACGCCACTGTTGTAGCCGTCTGCACGATCGAGGTACTCGACCGTCACGGCGTTGGCGAACTGGCGGTCGGGTGCCCGGTTGTACTTGGGCACGTAGCCATCGAGCCATTCCCAGGGCTGTATCTGGGTGTAGGGCAGCAACTCTCGGCTCGGACTGCGCCGACTGTGCAGGCGGAACTTGCCCTGGCTGTAGACCAGCATCCCGTCGAAGTAGCTCAGCAGGTGCTCGATATGGGCGGTGCCCGGCTGCGAACTCTCCAGTACGGGAGAGCAGAACGTACCGTTCCAACTGTTGTGAGAGGCCTCTTCGTAAAACGTCGCCTGGTCAAGATCGGTTGCGGCGAAGCCCAGACCATACCGTGGGTTCGTGAGAAAGTCCGCCAAGCAGACGGCGGGATTCATATCGCCGTTCGCGTCCTCGGGCCAGTCGTCGAGTTCGAGCGCGGCGATTGCCGCGTTGTCGGCCATCACGTCGGCAGTCGTGCGGTGGATCTCGAACGTGAAGCTCGGGATGCTCGTGACGTAGCCGAGCGGATAGGTCTGGAGAACCACATAGGCGACGCCGGGATAAGCCGCATCGGGCTGGTCGGAGGTACCGAGCGGCCGAACCGTGTTGTTGGCGGCGGAAAGGTCTTCCGCCACGCCTCCGGGCGCGAGCGATACCTGGAAATCATAGCCCGACAGATTCTTGACGTAGTAGGTGATGCCCGCCGTCACGCCGCCGATGGTCGCGCCGAACTCGAGCGGGTCGTCGTTCTGGAGGCCGGCCCGCGCCGTCAGACCCGGCGAGTGCACCAGGTCGCTGGCGGCGGCGAAAGAGCAGGAAAACCAGGATGTGCTGAGGTGCCCTGAGACATAGGCGTTCGCGACCTGGTCGGGCTCGCCTTGCTCCCAGTCGTAAGCGAGAGCATCCATGTCGACCACGTCACCCGCCGCCCAGACGTTGAGCAGATTACTGACCCGGCCCTCGCATAGCGCGATGGCGAGGCCGACCGTGTAGGTATCCTGGCCGGTCCCCTTCGCGCCCCCGCCCGACCCGCCGCTGTCCGCCGCGTGCGTCTGGAAATCGCCGTACCAGATGATCGTGCCGGCGACGCGGTTGCGGCCGTACACGATCGGCAGCACCTGCCCCTTCTGCGGCGCCGAGAAGCGCAGGCCCCCGACGCGCATTGCTTGGCTTTGCGAGCCGGGCGGGTACAGATAGGAACCGAGTAGCGCCCCGACCATCATGCCGCGGCGGATGGCTTCCGGGTTGCCGCCCGAAACGAATGCGCCGACCGCGCCGCCGATGATTGTCAGGACGGTCTGGGCCATTAGGCCTCGCCCCTCACTCGATAAGCTGCGACGAACCGGCGCACCAATGATGCCGAGTCAATGGGATCGCAGCGCACCTGATCCTTGGTCGCCGCGTGCACGATCTTGCCGTCGCCGATGTAGAGCGCGCAGTGGGAGGCGGTTCTTCCGTACCGGTACACGAGGACATCGCCAACCTGCCAGGGCTCCTGCACCTCATCGCAGTGCTCGCGTAACCCCTCGATCAGCAACTCGCGCCGCTGGTGGATATGCCAGTCGGGCGGGTAGCAGGGCACTATCGCATCGACGCCGAGGAGCCCGACCGCGCGCAGCACCGCTGCCACTAGGTGGATGCAGTCCACACCGATGCCTCGGAGGGAGGCAGCATGAGAGAACCGCGTGCCTACCCAGGCCAGCGCCTCGGCCCTGATAGCCTGGTCGAGCGCGCTCACAGCATGACCTCCTCTGGTGGAATTGAAACGAAGCCCCTGAACCGCGCTGTATTCGAGAACCGACTGTCACAGGTAGCCCAGCTCTTATCGCAGCCAGCCGCCAGCGTGAACGCGTCTCCGGCCTGCACGGAGAAGCGTAGCGGCCGCGCCCAGAACAGAGAGCCGTCATCGGTGTGCTTGCCGATCGTGCGCGGCGCCCCGACATTCAGCCCGCCCGTGAACTCGATCTCGCCGAGCGCGAAGTAGCCATCGGCCTGGGCGAGCGCGCTGGTCAAGTGCGTGCGGCTGCCGCCTGTCGCCGAGCCGGTCACCGTCTTTCCAGCCCGCATCGCCGCTTCGTTTCCGGCACCAGCGCAGCGCGTGTCGTACAGTCCGTTGTTGCAACTCGCCTGAATGACCGTCATCGGGCAGGGCCGGACGCAGCGCCCGAGCAGCGATTGCAGTTCGATGGTCACGACGGTCGGGTTCTTGGCCGATCCCACCACATCCCAGCGGCTGTGGTAGAAGGTGCTGAGGTTCTTCAGGTTGACCTGATAGCGCCAGAGCTCCGCGGCGTCCAGCACATCGTTCAGCACCATGTCGCCAAGCGTCGTCTCCTCCGACACCACGCCGGAGGTCACCCGCAGATTGATGTTGGGCACATCGAGTGTGCAGCGGTCAACATCCATCGTGCCGCCGCCCTCAATAGCAGAGAAGCGGAACGGCAAAGGCTCGAACCGCTGCTGGCCATCGCCGTCGTCAACGTCGAGGTAGACAGCATCCTCATAGTTGGCGATCCGCACCACCGCGCCGCCATAGACCAGCCGCGCCACCAGCAGGTCAATGACGCGTCGCTGAGGGTCGAGCAGGGCGTTGGCGAACAGGGGGCTGATGGTTTTCACGGTGTCAGCACCCCACGACAGCGCACCGTCCAGGCACCGCGGATCGCGGTCGGGTAGGTGGCGCCGCCGTCATAACTGACCTGTGCCTCGGGCGTGTCCTCGGCCCACCGGACCGAATCCCAGTTGGGGACCCAGAGTAGGGCGTAATCGAACCACTGATCCTCGTGGCCCCAATGCGTCCAGGGCGCGCCGACTACCGAACCCGCGGAGTAGAATGTGATCATCACCGTCTCGCCCGTCGGAATCGGAAGCGGCGTCCAGAGCGCCGCCTCCATGTAGATCGGCTCGCCGTCAGTATCAACGGGCGCTGAGAGTATGCCGGTCCGCTGGATGACGCCGGGGGCTGAACCGAAGACGAAAGCGTAATGCAGGCTATCTGCCGGCGCGCCGACCGTCGAGAACACCGCCCCCACCCGGTCTATCACCATGTCGTGGGTAGTTTCCACCAGGAACACCTCGCGCGTGCGCGTGAGGTCATACACGGGCTGCGAGAGAGGCCCCTGGCAATGCCCCACGATTTGCGGCACCTGGTTCAGGAAGAACGCCGGGTGACTCGTCGGTTCCCGCAGACTCCAGGTTCCGGTGCCGACCTTCAGCGCCACGCCCAACCAACTGTGCGGCGTGTTCTGGCAGCGACGGTCGAACACAACGTAGCCGCCCCACAGCATATCGTCCTGGTCCTCGCCAGGGATCAGGTTGGGGACCGCGGAGGTGTACTGCACATCGCACCAGTGGGTAGCATCCCACGTCCCCACATGGGCCGCGACCGTGAGCCAATAACGGGTGCCAGCCACCAAACTCACCGAGGCAACGAGATTGACGGATTGCCAGCCGAGCACCCCCGGCACGTCGTCGGTATAACCGAGTATGAGTCCCGGTGCTCCGCCAGCATCAGTGTAGAGCGATGCCCGCACCGTCCCCGGGTCTAGGTAGTCCGGCACGTAGTAGCTCACATCATCAACCGTCACGTCACATGGGCAGACGAATGAGAAGGCGACGGCGTCGCCTATTGTGTCGAGGGTTTCGGCGGTGATCGTCCCGCCGCACACCACCTGGCGGATCGGGTAGATGTCCTGCTGGTCGGTCACTTGCTCAAGCCTGACGGTCGCGGCATAGGCGCCCCAGTGCAGGCGCTCATACGAGAAGGCGTCGTCGGCGAAGCGGGCCCGGAAGGCAACCTCGTTGGCATCGTAGGTCAGGTCAACGCCCCGCGCCGGCGCCGTCTCGAACTCGACCCTTCCGGTTTCCGAGTCCACGTAGACGGCACCCACGGGCGCCTCGTCGGCATAGATCACCGCGCCGCTGGTGTAGTCATGGGGCAGGTGGAACACGCGAGTCTTGCCGTCGCCCACGCCGAACTGCCTGCCCACCGGCGAGGGCGTCACGTAATCATCGAACCGGAACTCGCTCAGCCCGCCCTGCTGGCGCTCGAACAGGTCGAGGATGCTCTGCCACCAATCCTCGTCGAGCAACTCGTAGGCGATGGTGAGCGTGCGCACTGAGCGCGCCCAGCGCGCCGACCGCACCTGGTAGGGAGTATCGAACTGCGCCACATCGGTCCGGTAGCGGACCTCGACGGTGAGCTTGCCGTATGGCAGGTCGGGATAGGTGGGGACGTTCACTATCGCCTCCTGCCCACAGGTGCGTTCTCGCGCATGGCGGTCTGAATGGCAGCGCCGAGCGCGCCGCGGTTGCGGAAGAAAACGTCGGCGACGCCAGCCGCGTCGATGGCGTTGACTGTGACGTTCAGTGTTATCGGCCCACCGCCGCCTGCGCCCGCCATCGCTAGTTCAGGCCCGCTATGGAACGGCCTGATGATCTCCGTGCCGCGCTCACCTGCGAGCAGCACGGTGGGCCGGCGAATCACCATCCCGGAGGCCGCCGCCATGAAGCCGACGTCGCCGCCGATGGCCTCTGCTCCAGCGGCTTCCGCCCCGCCTCCCCCTCCGATCATGCCAGCGCCGACGCCCAACCACTTGCCTATCGTCTCTTTCCAGAGCGCTTCGGCCATGATCTGGGCGAGCCACCGCTGAATGTCGGCCAGCACCGATGCCCAGAGATCGTGGAATCGTTTCGTGCCATCCATCAGGCCCTGGAAGAACCCAGCGAAGTCGCTCTTGAGCTGACCCGCCATGGAGCTGAGGAAGCCGCGCACCGAAAAGTCGAGCTTGCCGGCCTCGAGGGTCAACTCGGTCAGCATCCGCTGCACTTCGGGGAGCGCAACGCCAGCGATCTGCTGCCAGGTGCGCAGGAGCTCAGCGACAACATCGCGCTGCTGCTCCGCCGTCATCAGATCCCAGCTGCCCGACTCGCGCAGCTTGTCTATCTCGGCCTGCACCGCGGCGGTGCCGGTGGCCCGGATCTCCGCCCGAAGCTCTACCTGCTTGGTGACTTCCTTCTCGGCCTCGGCGGTGGACTGCAGCAGGCGGATCTTCTCGTCGTAGCCGGTCCGCTCGGTGGCGATCCGCTGCTCGATCAGCGAGAGTTCCTGGCGGAGCAGGAAGTCGGAGCGCTCGCGCGTCAGGCCGTTGATCGCCGCCTGCGCGCGCTCAACTTCCCGCCAGGAGCGCCCCTCGGTGTCTGCGTTGTCGATGATCTTCTGCTGGTCGGCGATACGCTGGTCATAGAGGGCGAGCGTCTCCGCCGTCGTCTGCTTCATAGAAGCGGCATAGTCGCGCTGCAGGGTGACCGCCTCATCATTGAGGCCGTTGAGCGACTGCTGGAGTTGCACCGCGCGCTGACGGGCCGCGTTGCGCTGGTCTTCCGTCAGGCTGGCGTCGCCTGCGCCCGCCCGGGCCCGGGCGAGTTCGGCCTCGATCAGGCCCCGCTGCTGCGCGAAGCTCCGCGCCTCTGCCAGGTTGATGTCGTGCAGCGTCTGCAGGTGGGCTTCATCGCCCTCCCATATCTGCTTGCGCAGGCCGAGAACGTCCGCCACGATTGCCTTCTGCCGCTCCCATCCGGTCTGCGGATTGGCCGCCTCCTGCTGGCGGAGCTTGATCGTGGCTTCGAGGTTGGCGCGCTCATCCGCCCAACTGCGTGAGCGGGCGGCGGCGACGCGCAGTTCCGCCTCGCCCGCCTTCGCGGTAAGCTGGGCAAGGCTCTGCTCGGCCTGGTGGAGTTTCTGGCGGGCGGTGACCCGGTCAGCGTCCCGGACCTTCTCGTCATCAGCCCGCTGCGCGTAGAGCGTGCGCAGGCCCTCGAGCGCCGCCTTCTCTGCCTCGAACGACAGCGCCACACCGCGCCGGTACTCCAGGTCCCGCTCGGCAGACGTGAACTGCTCGGCCGTCATCTGCCGGCGTAGCTTCATCTCCTCGCCCACCAGCTTGTTGCGCTCGGTCTGAGTCAGCCGCGCATCATTGGCGAACTGGTGGTAGAGGGCAGCCAGTTGCTGCTCGGCCGCTAGCGTCTGCGCGTCAGTCAACGCCTCCTCGATCTTGGTCTGGAGCAGCGCCTCCTGCGCCTGCAGCGCGTCCATCGCGGCCTTGTGGGCCTTCTCGGCGTCCTCCGCGGTGGTGGGAATGAAGCCGCCGCCCGCGCGGGCCGCCTGCTGTGCGAGAGTTTGATAGTGTTTGATCTGCTGCACGAGGGATGCGACCGCCGCCACGTCGCCCCGGGCCTGGGCATCTGCCAGCGCGTCCCGCGCAGCCGCCTCCATCTCCAGGATGTCGAGCAGTTTCTGGTTGCCCTTGATCTCGTCCGACAGATCTGTGACCGCGCCCATGCGCGACTTCAAGTAGTAGTGCTCCCAGGCCTTGCCCGCCGCGTATAGGCCACCGGCCAGCAAAGCCAGTGGGCCCCCCACGCGGGCAACCGCGACCAGTGCGCCGCCGAACTTGCCCAGCCATCCCACCACCCCGCTGCCAACCGTGGCGGCAGTGAGGGTCCCCTGCGCGGCGGCCGCCGCATAGGCCCGAATCTCCCAGGCAGCGTAGAACATCATAAGGCTGGGCAATGCCACGATGAGCGGGCCGAGGAACAGCATCAGGCCGGACACACCACCCGCTGCCAGCACCATCCCCTTGGCGAGGTCTGGATTCTCCTTTGCCCACCTCGCCGCCGCGGCCGCTGCATCCTTCATCTTGGCGGCCATCTCGGAAATCAGCGGAACAAGCTCGGTAATGACCGGCATTACCGATGATGCGATAGTCACTGCCACGCCCCTCATCTGCGCGTGGAGAAGGTCGAACGCCGCATCCGCCCGGTCCGCGGCGGCGAACATGTCGTCGCTCCACACCAAGCCCAAGTCACGCGCGGCCTGCTGCTGTTTGGCCATCTCCGCCGTCGTCATCGCCAGCAGCGGCGCGATCTCTTTCCAGCCGCGGCCGAAGACCTGGGCGGCGAACATGTTGCGCTGAGTCTCGTTGCCCATGCCCTGCAAGGCCGCAATCACTTGGGGTAGCAGCGCGGACATGGGGCGCAGCGAGCCGTCCGCCTCGTGAATGGCGATGCCCAAGGACTTCATCACGTCCGCGGCGTTGCCGGTGCCCTGCTCCATGCCCATCAGGTTGCGCTGGAGGAAGGCAGAAGCGTTGGTAATGGCCTCCGTGGAGAAGCCAGCCTGTTCGGCGATGAACGTGTATTCCTGCAACTGCTTGCGCGAGAGGCCCGTCATCGCGGCTTGGTTCCGAAGCTGCTCTGCCGCGGAGCCAGTCGCCTCGGCCAGTCGCATCATCCCGTAGATTGCCCCCGCCAGCCCGGCACCCATCGCGGTGATAGTCGCGCCAGCCGCCCGGATCGCCCCAGCGTTGCGCTGTATCGCCGCGTTCGCTTTCGCGAACCCCAACGACATGCTGGCGCCGGTCTTCGTCGCCGCGCCCTCGACCTTGCCCAGCTCCGCGATGGCCTGGTTGGCGTTGGTGACGATGCGGCCGAAGAGTGTGAACAACTCAGCGGACATTGGCTCTCCTCGCCTGACGCCGCTCGCGCCGCGCCGCCCGCTCGGCCAGTTGCTTGCTCCGCCCGAACACCCGCTTCTGTCCGGGGTGCTCACGGAACCATCTCAGTGCACGGTCTGCCGATGCCATCGCTTCCTCTTTGCTCACCAGCCCGGTCCGCTGCACCTGCGGGCTACCGGCCTCGTGCCTATCCACGTAGCCCAAGCCCATCGTCCGCAGATACTCGCCGAAGCTCTGCTTGCCGCCCGCTCCGAACTGCCAGCCCACGAAGGCGGAGCGCCGCCACTGCTCGTCGTTCTCCTCCGCCACCGCCTCCTGCACGCTGTCCAGCACGTCGTACCAGCGCGCTAGCCGCAGCCTCTCCGGGTCCTCGAAAACATCATCCGTCCAGCCGTAGCGCGCCTGTATCAGGTCGAGGGTGCGGCGGAAGGGGAGGGTTCGGCCGGCAGCTCCCCGCTCGAAGCGGCCGCTCGCCCACCGCGTAAAAAACCCGTCACGTCCGGGCTGGCAAGCAATCCACCAAACACGCCCATGATCTCGACGAGGGAGAAGAGCTCCGGGTCCTGCAGTTCCGCGATCGACACGCCCAGCAACTGCGAGAGCAGCAGGAATACGTCATCCTCGCACCAGCCGCAGGCCGAGAGGAACAGCTTGCCAGCGGTCTCGATATTCAGCATTGGGCCGCCGGCAGGGCCGATCTGCGGCGCCCCATCAGCACCCATCACGAACAGGTCCGATGGCTGCTCGATCGCCTTGCGGCTGATCGCCGTCGCGACGATGCGCGCCAGCGGTGCCTGGGACTTGAGGCCGAGCTTGTGCAGCGTGTACTGCCGGCCGCCGAAGGTCAGGACCGGCGGTTCCGATAGCACTGCCTGCTCGCCTTGCGTCAGTTGCGCCTCTGCCGTCATGATCATACTCTCCCGCGCATATTGGTCCGCGGCCCAGGGGGGCGAGCCTGCGTCAGTGGCGGGGCTGCCAGACCCGCCCCCTGCGGCCTCTAACTCAGTCGGCGCTCAGCGACTACGAGCCGCTGATGTCGGCCGGAATCCACAACTCCCACGGCTCTACGTAGGGGTTGGCCGGGTCGAAGTGCCCGGTCCACTTGGCGGCGATCACCGCTTCGTCTTGGGGCGCCAGCGGGATCGTCAGCGGACTCTCGGGCAGCGCGTTCAGCACCATGCCCACGAAGGGCAGGTCGTTGCCGTGGATCGTGCCGATGAGCGCGAGGTTAACCACGTAGTCGCCGTCCTCAACCGGCCCGCCGGTGATCACGGTGAAGTCCGGGTCGCCGTCATCCACATCGGCGCCCGCCACGAATCGCTCGATGTTGTTCGGGAAGACCTCCATCGCGTTGGTCTCGATGGTCGCTAACACACGCGACCGCCGGCGCAGGCCCATGGTCGGGCCCATGACGCCGTCGACGGGAATCTCCCGGATCTCCCGCTCGAGGTTGAACCGGCTGCCGCCGCGGGTCGCGCCAACATCGATGCCCGGATTGTCCGGGTCGGTGAAGCCCGCAGTGATCTTCCCCGCGTCGATCACAAGGCGGTTCGGGGTCTCGGTCGAGAGGCCGGTCAACCCCACGTCACTAGGTATCAGCATCTCTGCATCTCCTTCGCGGCCCTCGCCGCTTATGGTCTCGGGCAGTTGCCCGGAACAGCTATCGGCCCGGCCAAAGACAAAGGCGTCCCTTGCTTGTGCACAAGGAACGCCTACAAGCTTGTCTCGACTCTCCCTTAGCTAAGGGGAGGGCCGGGCCTGTTATACGCTTGTCTCAGCGGGTCTCTACACCCGCGCCTTCATATCCGCCACCTCGGCGGTCGGGTACAGTCTCATCGTCCACATCATCGGGCGCGCCCACACTTCCTGCTCGGGGTCGACCAGATCGAAGTCGCTCACGAAGCGAATGCGAGCCTTGAACTCGTCGCACTCCACCACTCTCCGGTTGAGCAGCACGAGGATGCGCTTGCGCATGTCGAGCACGCGCCCGCTCGACGGGTCGGCATCCCAGATCTTCAGCTCGATGTCCGCCACCTGATAGCTGCTCTCGTCCTGCTCGTCACGGATTCCAACAGTCACGCTGAAGTACGGGAACTTGCAGTTCGGCGGCGCCCAGATATGGTAGTAGCGTAGCGCACCCTCATCGGCTGGCGGCACTGCCGGTATCAGCGCCAGCAGCGTCTCGTCGTCTGCGAGGATGTCGCGCACTTCCTCGATGATCGCCTTGACCGTATCGCGGTCGCTCATACGATCTTCCTGCCCAGGATGCCCTTCACCGCGCCCCGCGTGTGCTCAAGCGCCGGCCGCAGAGAGGGCCGCGGCGCCATGCCCGACTTGCTCCCATGCTGATAGCCAGCAGGCAGGTCGCCCTGTCCCGCGCCAGCGCCAGCGCGTCCGGTCCCATACTCCAGCCACGGCGCCTTCTCCATGTCGCTGCCGACGATGCCCTCCCAGTTGCCGCCCTCGCCGCGCTTCGAGACCGCCTTGATCGATCGCCGCAGGTCTCCGAGCGCGACAGCCGGCGCTTCGCCCGGCACCGATGCGCGGTAGAAGCCGCTGCCGCCCGCCGTCGCCAGCAGTCCCGCGGCTCCCGTCGCGGTCGCTGACTGACCTTTCTTGAACTGCGCTCGCACCTTCCGAGCCGCGCCGCTGCGCCGCGCTCGGCGCGTACCCGGGATGCGGTAGAAGCGCCCGGTGCGCGCGCCGCTCAGCATCTTCAGCCAGTCCCGCTTGACCACATTGGCGGCCGCGAAGGTGCGCTTCTGCGCCTCTTCGTCCAGGCGCTTCGCCACCTCGCCGAGGAAGCTGGTCAGTTTGCAGTTCCCGCCCGGTCCGAAGGCTGTGATCTGAGGCATCACCGCTGCACTTCCTGCGCTATCAGCACCGTCGTCTCTGCCTGCTCGGCGTCATATTCAGGCGGCTCGATCGCCCGGTAGTACCGAGTGCCGAATACGAATCGCGTGTTGGCGATGTCAACCACCAGCTCGCCCCGGAAGATCAGGCGCTCGACCCGCTCCTCGTGGCCTCGCTGGGCCAACACCATTGCATACTGAGCCGAGACCTGCGCCCGCCTGCACCAGCGCGTTGCCGTCGTCGCCCACTCGCTCGGGTCGTTGCCAAACGTTCCCTCGCTGGCCGTGCGGGTCTGTATCTCGATGCGGTCGCGGTAGACGTCGGCCGCTAGCATCACTTCGTCTCCCGCGGTCCCGCGAGGCACTGCCGCTCGGTTGGCCCGCGCAGGTTCTGCGTCTGCGACGGCCTCGGCAGTGTCCGCTTCTTCGGGCGCTTTGGTTTCCTCATCGGTTTATCCCGTGAACGGCTCGCAGGTGCCCGGCGATCTCGTCCGCGAGCAACTCATCGGCGCAGTGCTTGCAGATGTAGAGCGAGTGCGGATGCCCTGTCGCCTTGCCAACCGCGGCCACCGCGCGCCTTGCCCGGCGCTGTGCTTCGCAAACGCGCCGACGAAACCGCTCCTCATCCATGATCGGAACCTCTGCCTCCCGGGGCCCAATCTGATACGACTCGCCGTTGATGCCAGTCTCTACGACCTCCTCGGCCCGGGCCGGATCGTAGGCCTCCAGGTGATAGCCAGTCTCGCAGAGTCGGGCTATCCGACCATCCTCCATAACCTGATTCTCGATAGCTTCGGTTGCAGTCATCGCTCTATCCCGTGCGCTCTCCGCAGGTGCTCCCGCATGAGTATCGGCGCGAGCACGAGCCCGCAGTGCTTGCACTGGTACACCCGCCCGGGCAGCCTGCTCTTGTGCCTGGACAGCGGGATCGGCACCGTCCTGCCCGTGTCGTTGGCCAGCTTCTGTATGTCATGGCCCCTGATGATCCTCATGTTCCCGGCAGTTTCCGGTGCGGTGCCCATTTTGCGTAGGCGAGCGGCGGCGCACCGTAGCTGGTCGAGCCCCGCCCACTGATCGCCTGCGCCCCCACGCCGTCCTGGCGCTGGTCGTACATCTGAGCGATGGTGCGCAGCACGCCATCCCTCACTGGCTCTGGTATCGCAAGCTGCGTCCGCCTGCCCCGCACCGACAACGTCGTGCTCACCTCGCTCGCAGTGACCGGCTCCCGCTTGGGCCGCCGCCAGGTCAGCTCGATCTCCGTAGCGTCCTGAGTGGCCAGCACGTTGAGCGACCCGTACATCGTATCGTTGATGATCTCGGCTAGGTTCTCGGCCGTCTCTTCGTCGTCAGCGCCGATGGCGAAGTCCTGGAGCACCACGTCCTGGGTGCGCGTCGCCGGCGCGCTGGTCGCAACGCGGAAGGTCATGCCGTCCACATAGACCATGTCGCCGACCGCCGCGCCCGACACCACGATGACTGCGCGCAGCACCTCGAAGGCGTTGTTGAGGTAGTCATCGGCCATGCGCTTCGCGCTGGTGATCAGCGTCTCGATCAGATCGTTGTCGGCATCGTGCTCGACCCGCAGGTAGGCCTTCGCCTGCGCCAGCGTAAGTTCAAGTCGGCTTTCGACCGCGCCGCCCTCGCCGGGAACGACGGGTGCGGCAGGCGCGAAGGCGGGCTGCACATCGAAGCTGTCGTCGGTGGGATCGCAGCCGGTCCCGGTAGCGTGGAGCACCAGCGGCCCCACCGTGCTGGCGTCAGCCGAGTTTGCGGCCACCTTGTACCAGCCGTTGCCAAGCTCGCTCACGGCCCCGGCGGGCGCGGCGAAGGCCGCTCCGTTCTTGCTGATCGTCACCGTCAGCGAGACGCCCGAGATGAGGCCGGTCGCGCCCGTGATGTGATCGGCGCTCGTCACCATCAGGAACAGTAGCGGCTCGGTCGTGTTGTGTTGTGCGATCGGGTAGCCCATGCCTGCCTCGCTAGGTCAGCGTGATGATTCCTGCCGCGTCCCACTGGATCGTGAAGGTGCCGTTGGTACAGGTCTGTGCGCCGCCGAAGTCTATCGAGCAGACCAACTCGTCGGTCGCGCCATCCCACCACAGCACCGCGTGGTAGCAGGTCAGCGTTTCAGCCGGGCCGTAGGCGTGGTTCGTCGCTGTCCACTTGGTCGCCCCCGCGCCCGTCCCCTGAGTCACCGCCTTGCCCCCGAGGGCGCTGCCGGTGGCGACGTAGACAACCTTGGCCCCGATGTCATTGGCGACCACCTCGGATAGCAGGTTGTGGTCGGCGTTGAAACTGTGTGATACGGTCATCAGCATGACCCTGATCGCATCAGCCTCCAAGTCGACCACCTTGTTCATCAGATTGGCCTTGAAGCGGTTGTAGATGCCGGATGCCATTCTAGGTCTCCTCTGCCGGGATCGTCCCAGCTATCTCCAGGCACGGCACATGTACGATGCAGTCCGTGCCGCCCTGTGCGTTCGGCTTATTCTCAGTCCAGGCGCCGACAGGTTGCCACTCGCCATCCTTCAGCTCGACAGGTATCGCCCGCCGCCCTGCCACCAGGTAGTGCTTGCCCTCGTGCTCGATCACGCGCCCAATGGATTCAGGTGCCATACGTTATCCTCGTTCCTGAGCGGCGGCCACGCGAACGCCGCTGCCTAATAGCACCCGGCGAGACGATGTAGACAACCGGAGTTGGCAGGCCCAACTCCAACGCCAGGGAGTCGGGTAGTACCAGCGCCGTGCCCTTGATTGTGGGGGAATACACCGCGGCAAGCAGATCGAGCGCCGTCGCGTCATGCCCCACTATCGGATCGGGCACAGGCAAGCCGAGCGCTAGGGCGAGGTTCGCGGGAAGTATGAGTGCGGTTCCGACCAGTACGGGCGACGGCAATGCCAGCGTCATAGCCAATGCTGTCGCCTCCACCAGCGCGCCAGCCGCTACGCTTGGCGGTTCCACTGCAACCGATAGGTTGAGCGCAGACGGATACGCTGTCAGATCTACTATGGTGGCCGTGATCACGTTCGGATCGTAGAGGGCCAAGGTGAGCGCCAATGCCGCGGGGCTTGCCAGCGCGCCGGCGATGCTGGATGGGGGCACGAGCGTCGCCATCAGCGCCTGCGCTCCCGCGAGAACGGACAACGCCGGAGACGCTGGATACAAAACGGCTACCAGGCCTAGGCTGCTTGGCGATACTGCCACGGCGGGATTTGGCGCGGGCAATCCCAGCGCTAGGGCGATGGCCGATGGCGTCATCAGCGCGCCCGCGGTCGTGGTGGGATCGTGGAGGGCCGCCGTCATCGGCAGGACGGAAGGCAGCGCCAGGGATCCACCAGTTGTCGCGGGGGCATGGACCGCTCCCGTGAGCGAGAGTGCGGTGGGCGTCATGCGCACTTCCGGGCGAGCGCTCTCGAGTCCAAGCAGCAACGGGAGGGCCGATGTGGGGATGGATACGAGTGGCCCGGGGGTCGGCAATCCGAGAGTCAAGGCCAATGCAGCGACCGCCCTGATCGCCGTCGCCACCGCGGCCGGCATCTGGACTGCCAGCACCATCGGCAATGCCGCGGGCGCGGCAATCGCCGTCGCCGTCTTGCCGGGGGCGACCACTGCGGCAGCCATCGTCAGTGCCGTTGGAAACTTGCGTGTTTCCTTCGAGGGAGCGACCATGGTGGCGGCCATTGTCAGCGCCGTCACCCCCTTCACTGCCGTCGCCGTCTTGCCGGGTACTGGCGAGGTGAGGGCCATTGTCAACGCGCTCGGCGTGACTGTCTTGTCAACAACCGGATCGGTTGGCTTGAGTGCAAATGCGATGTACGCCTTCGGCCACGCGGCGGACAAGGTCGCGGCGAAGGTCCCCATCGCGCCCGCCACAGCGAGGCCGCCCTGGTCGAACGCGAACCCGCCGCCATGGCCGGAGCTGGTTTCGTAGTCCATCTTCTCGGCCATGCTCGCCAGGGCGGCATTGGTCATTACGGTGAACTGGCCAGTGTTCGAGTCCGCGCTGCTGGTGCAGATGCAGACGCAGAGCCGGTCGGGGCCGGTAGTCGAGATGGTCGTCACGAACTGGAAACTGGTATCGGACGCGGCCTCGGTCCCGGTCTCCGACACATCCACAGGAGCGCCCGCAGCGATGCAGCCAGAATATGCGGTACAGCCAGCGCAGACGTGATCCACGCTCGCCTGCACGCTCGGTGCGGTGTTCCCGCCTGCGTGCCGTCGCCACCAGACGTAGAGCTTCGAGCCGCTGGCGATGCTGACGGGAGTGCCAGTGAAGGCGGTCCACGTCCCGCCGCCGGTCACTGTGATCGTGACCGTGCCGGTGGGGTCCGTCTCGGCGACCAGGATCGTGATGTCGCCGGCCGCGATGTCGCCCGGCAGCGGCACCGACACCGCGGCGGTGGTGGCGTTTGCTTTGGCGCCTGGCGTTCTGGATACCGGAATCGCCATTACGCGATCATCCTCACCTGCGCTACCTACCCGGCCTTCCCGGCCGCGACCGCGCGACGATGGTCCTCAAGCGCCTCGCGGGTCGGAAAGGAAGGCCCGCGGCCATCGCGGTAAGTCATCGTCACGCTCGGTTTGATCTCGGTCGGTCCGGTCTGTACCTGCGTCTCCTGCGGTTCTGCCACTGGCGTCTCGTCCGGCTCCAGCAGTTCCACCAGCCCGCGCCGGAGCAGATTCCGTGCCTGGTCGGTTCGCAACTCCACCACCTCACCCGTCTTGGCGATGCCCGCCAATCTGCGCAACGCCCGCACTCTCGCCATGCCCGTCTCCTTTATGCTCACCGGCAGGTCGCCCGGCCGGGGCTGCTCGCGCTCTCGCGCCCGCCACTCCTCGCCGATCCGCACCAACTCAGCCTCCAGCGCGTCCATCTGCGCGGTTAGCTCCAACTCACCTGATCGCTTGAGCGCCGCCGCCGAGACCTCTGTATAGGCGGCCTCATCGTCGAGCGCCCGAATCGCCTCGACCCACTGCTGCGGCTCGTAGCGGTCGGCGAAGATGCCGGCCTCGCCCAGTGACTCCACCAGCCCAGGCGTCGGGTGTGCAATCGTCGGGATGCCGCTGGCCGCCGCCTCGATCCCGATGCGCCCGAAGCTCTCGGTCCAATACTTGCCGCCCGGGGCACCGAGGTCTTGGCTCGGCATCAGGATGATGCGCGCACGTCGGTATATCTCCCGCGGGTCAGTGCAGTGCTCCATGATCTCTGCGTTCGGCGGCAGCGGATTGGGGACGATCTGCCCTCCCCAGCCACCCTTGACGCCGATGAAGTGGTGATCGGGCATCCGTCGCGCCAGATCCCAGAATAGGTTCCCGCCCTTCTCCACGCAGAGATTGACGAGCACGATGGCGTCGCCCGTCTCCTCGACCCGGTAGTCTGCGGGCTCGATGAACGGGTAGACGACCAGCGCATTGTCGGAGCGGCCCTTCGCCTGCGCGGCCTTGCGCACCCATTCCGAGTTGTAGACGGCGAGTTGCACCCGCGCTGGCTTCGCCTTGAAGTATTCGAGCTGGCCCTCGTCATGAATCAGGTGCACCAGCGGCTTCTCGTAGGCCCGACATAGCGCCATCGCCTCGGTCGTCGCCTCGCCCTGCGTGGCGATGATGTCCGCTTCCTGGTAGCGTCGGCGCTTCGCTACCGGCAGCGGCGCCGAGTACACATCGGTGATGCCGAATTGGCGCGCCCCGTGGCTGCGCGTAGGCTTCAGTTTGCCCTTCTGCAGCATCAGGCCGACCGAGTGCCCGCGCCTGCGCATCTCCTCCAGCACCAGGCACATCGTCACCACGCCGCCGCCCCAGCCCCAGCCCAGGTGGTACATGTGACCGAGAATCCTCACCGCACTCTCCTCACGATGGCGAGCCCGTACTGCAACTCGCAGGTGTACTCTCCCGTCGCCAGCAACCTGTCCCGGATCGCCGCGTCCACGCCCCACTTGTCCGTGCCTGCGTCGTGGAAGACCATGATCCCATCCGGCTCGACCCGTCGCGCCCAGGCTCCGATGTCGCGACAGACCGCCTCATAGGAGAGCTCGGCGTCGAGAAACAGCAGCCCGATCGCCGGGTCGACGAACCGGGACGCCTCGACGCTATCTGCCTGCAGGGCGATGGCCTGACTGTTCAGCCCGAGGTGCCCCAGGTTCTCTGCCCAGGCGGTATGAGCGGCAGGGTCCGCGTACTGCCGCCATGGCGCCCGCTCCCACAGGTCGATGCTGTAGATGAGCGCATGCCCGCCCGCCTGCGCGCCCGCCGCTAGGTAGCAGGTCGACTTGCCCTTGTAGGCCCCGATCTCGACGATGGCGCGGTCGCTCGGGACCTGCGCGGCGAGTGCGGCCAGCACCATGCCCTCCTCGGGCAGAATCTCGCCGTGGACTTCACCGCAGCGTCGGCGGAGTTCATCGGACAGCAGCGGTTTCGCACGCTTGCGGAACCAGGCCGAGTAGGGCCGAACAAACGGCAACTCCTCCCACTCGCCGGTGGGCCGGATTGATTCCGCTATCACGCGGTCGATGCCCGGCCAGCCATCGTTTCGGGCGTCGTGCATCATCAGCAATCCGCCCGGCACGAGGTGGGGCGTCCATGCCTGAAAATCCGCCAGCACCTGCTCGTATTCGTGGCCCGCGTCGATCACCAGCAACCCGATGGGCTTCTCCCATGCGGCTGCGGCCGCGATGGTATCGGAACAGATGAGCGTTACGAGATGGCCCACCCCGAAGCGGTCGGCCCATGCCCTGGCCATGCTCTCGTTGTCCGGCGCGTCGTATTTGTCGCCCTGGCCGCTGGACTGCGAGCCGAACAGGTCAACGCCGAACACCGGGACGCCATGGGCGAAGTTCGAGCCGCAGGCGAGGCTCGTAACGCCCTGGCCGGCGAAGACGCCGAGCTCGACGATGGAGTTGGGCGGCTGGACCTCCATCGCATAGCGTAGCTTGCTCTCGCTCTCGGCCGCGGACGCGCCACCGATCGTCCCCAAAAACTTGAGCGCGTCCTGCACCTCGTCAGTCTCTACCGCCAGCATGATCTCTCCAGTCAACTTGCAATCTCCGGGGCCGGCGGGCAAAGGAGCAAATCCCGCCGGCCCCACATGACCCCAGGATGCGAGTCGTTAGCTGTCGCTAGCTGCCCTCAGCCGTGAAAGTCCCCAGAACCATCGCCTCCGGCCGGTAGACGGTGAGCGCCAGGCGCTCCTCGGCCAGGATGGCGACGAGGTTCTTGGTGAAGAAGTCCGCGTGCTGATCGGAGATCCGCACCGTCGCGTCGTCGCGGGACCAGAGCGCGGCCGCCACGTCGAAGGCGCCGGTGGTGAACGACCCCTCGTCCATCTTCGGGGTTGTCACGACCGGCAGCCCCCACAGCCGCCGCACGCCGGACTCCTGGACGCGCGCCCAGATGTACCGGCCGTCGAGGTCCTTGAGGAGCTCGATGTCCTCCCAGTCGTTCGGATGCAGCACGGTCCCCGAGGCCGAATACTCGGCGATCTCGACCAGGGTCATCGCCCGGCGGATCGCATCGGCCTTGTTGTCGTCCTCGCCCTGCGTGAGGAGTTGGATGTCCCCGTCCGTCAGCAGGCCTTCGAGGTGGCTCCCGCCGCCCGAGCCGTTGAGGATCTCGTCATCCTCGGTGATCGCCAGCCCGTAAATCAGGCGGGAGTCGATGTACTGCTGGAGGGCGGGAGCGTCGGAGATGATCTGACGCGCCGCCGCGAGCCAGTGGGCGATGGTCTTCACCGTCACCGACTTGCTCTCGAAGGTGATCACGGTCTGCGCCTTGGCCGCCGGCGTCGCCTCGTCCTGAACGGCGGCGAGGTTGGTCCAGCCGCTCTCCCGAACGAACTCGACCGCGCCGACCGACGTGGTCATCACCGGGAACAGGTCCCGGACCCGCGGCTGCAGCATCGCCGGCCCGATGATGCCCGGAACCCGCTGCACCGCGTAGAGGTAGCTGCCGACGCTGCCCAGGCTCGCGCCTGTCAGCTCGCCGGCCTTGCGCGAACGCGGGAAGAAGTTCTTCACCAGCACGATGCCCGAGGTGCTCTGCTGGCCGGGCTGGAAGGCCTTGTAGGCCTCCGACTCGACCACCACGGCGCCGATGGTCTTCGCCTCTTCCTCGCGTCCCTGCGGGAGCCGCTTGCTGGCGGCCTCCACCTCGTCCAGTCGCTTCGTCACGCCACCCATCGCCTCGACGACCTCGGCCAGTTTCTTCTCGGCCTCGTCGAGCGCGGTGCGCTGCTTCTTGACCTCTTCCTTGGCCTCGACCAGTTCGGCGATGCTCGCCGCCCCGGCCGTGACCTTGGTCTTCAACTCCTCGATGGCCGCCTCGGTCTTTTCGACCCGTTCGGTGGCGGCCTTGACCTCACCGACGCGCTTGTCGAAGCTGCTTTTGAGCGCCTCGATGCTCTCGCCGATGGTCTTCAGTTCGTCACCCATCTTGCGTCTCTCTTTCCGCCCCGTCATGGGGCAACTAGGGCCCGGCCAAAAGAGAAGCCTCCGCACTCTCTCGCGCGAGAACGGAGGCTTGTGCTCTCTCGGTTCGGCGGGGATCAGCCGCCTAGGCCGGGCGCTTATCCGATTGTCAGATGCGACTCAGCGGACTGACTGGGCGAACTCTTCGAGTTCCTCTCCGAGCTTCACCCGCTGCACAAATGCCGACAGGTCCGTCGCGATTGCCTTTACGGAGGGATCGAGGGCCTCCGCATCTCCATTCGGCGAGGGCGGGCCATCATGGCCCGGCGAAGCCTCCTGGAGAGCCTTGAGGGCGCCAATCAACTCGCTCAGGAATCGCTGGTCTGTCAACGCACGGCCACCAGTGATCTCATCCTGCATGGCCGCAAATCGCCTCAGTGCAAGGCCGTACTGGCCTGCCTTCACTCCGGTGATCGTGGCGAGCTCGTTCATCCCCCAGGTGACGTAGCTGTTCTCCCAGAGTTGCACCTGGTCGAGGTGGCGGATGCCCTCCTCTTCATCGACGTGGTACTTCAGCGTATTGTAGCCGATGCTGCAGTCGGTGATCACCTTGTCGTCAATCAGCACCATCACATCATCGCCAAGCCGCGTCCGACTGATCTTCGACGCGATGAACAGGCCCTTAGAATCCTCGTGCATCTCCACTGGCTTGCCGATGACGCCGTACCTGGTATCGTGCTGGTAGCAGGTCTTGACGCGGTGACCGAATGAATCGAGTTCCTCCTCGAAGGCCCCGCGCTCGATCACGTCACCGCCGTCATCAACGTTGCCGAAGACGGCGGTGTAGCACTCCACGATCCGCCGCTCCGAGTCCACCTTGAACTCCGCAGGGAACGACTTGTATTCGAGTCCGCCCGGGCCCTCAGCGGCCTTGCTCTTCCACGGTGGCTGCATCGTCTCGTCCTCCCACTCCCGCCTCATCTTAGCGTAGTAACGCGCAATGTGGGCCTTGACTGCTGGCACATCCGACTCTGGTATGTCCACCCCGCCCCGCGCACCCTGGATGGCGGCCGCGCAGGCGAAGACAGCGCGAGGGACCGCTACCAGCGAGCCCTCGATGATGTCCGCAAACTGCAGCTTGAACGCCCCGAACGTGTCCGCTGCCTCGCTATCGAACCAGAAGAAGGCGCGGCGGTACTTCGCGTTCGGCTTCTCGTCCGCGCCAGCCCAGGCGCGCACCCGCTTGTCGGCGGCCGCACGGTCCCACGATCGCTCGCGCGGGCCTAACTTCAGATCCCCAAACGTCGTCGCACCCTTCTCATCCATATCAGTCTCCCGTCTGCTGCGAATTGGGCTGCAAGCGAGACGCCAGACACAGTGATCCGAGCGCACCATGGAAACCGCGGGCGCGCAGCACCAGTTCCCATCCTGCACTCGCCGGGAACGCACGCTCCCACATCTCCAGCCACGTCTGTTCGCTCAGCGCGCAGGTGTGGTAGGGGCTGGCGTCCAGGTTGATCTCGCAGAACACCAGGTAGCGGCTCACCCGCTCCATCTCGCGCAGGATGCGCTCGGCCTTCTCTGCGTCGGGCATATGCTCTAGCAGGTGGAAGCCGGTCACGAGGTCGAACGACCTCATCCACTCCGCAGGAAGCCGTGAAACGTCGCCTTCAATGTATCGCTCGGGACACAGCAGCCGGGTGTGCTTCTCCTTGCGCATCCAGTCCATGCCGCGAGCATCCACGCCGGCTGCGCAGAGCGTCGTGGCGAAGCGGTTGTTGCCGCAGCCCAGGTCGAGCGCGGTGGCGAGTTTCCGCCCGCGGGCGAGCCACTGGCAGACGCCAACCCATATGTCGCCGCGGTTCACCACGAAGTAGTAGTGATCGGGCAGCAGCTTCTCGTACTCTTCGGGTCGCTGCAACACTAGCTCTCTCCCAGCAGGCGCCGCCACTTGCTCAGCAGCCGAGCCGGCGCGTCTGCCCACAGCTCGCCGCCCCAGAAGCTGGCGCTGCTCCATCCCGGCAGCCACGCGCCCTCGGGCGTCAGGTACTGGACCATGCGGGCAACGTGCTCGCACACCGCAGTGCGCTCATCCTCGGTCTGGGGGGCCGCGTCTTCCTCGCCCCATTCGTCTCCCGCCCGCCTGTCGCGGGTGAAGCCGCGGCCTGAATGCGGACCCTCACCGAATGAGTAGGCGGGGCGACCCGCCATCGCCGCCTCCAGCAGAACGTTCGAGTTGATCGCCGCCACCGCGCCGACCAGTGGAAACAGCCCGTGCAGGTTCTCATTCGCGCCGAGCCACATCCCGCCCTTGGCCTCGATCTCGAGCCGACAGTGCTCGCGGCGTTTCGCGAATGCAGGCTCCCACTCGACCCGCGCGGCGACCGGATGGCGCTTGACCAGCACCGGCCCCGGCCACTTGAGGCAGTGCCGGATGAAGTCGCGCTGGCTCTCGTGCTCGACGCGGTGATAGACCGAGGCCCCGTCCGTCTCCAACTGCATCGCCACCAGCAGGGTTCCCCCGCGCCGGCAGAACCGCTTCACCGAATCCGCAGGCTCCGCACCCTGCGCGTGCTTGGAGAGTCCGAGGCGCCGCCATTTCTCGATGACGCTGGCGCCTGCCTCGGCCTCCACCCGCAGGTGGTCGATTCGGTCCCAATCGCTACGCCCGACCACGTAGCCGCCCACCGGGTCGAAGATACGCGTCCGCGGCAGCCAACCGTGCTCGACGTGCATAATCGGAATGCTGCGCTCTCGCGCTAGCATCGCCCACGCGTTCTGGTCGGCGTTCCCGCAGTTCCACAACAGGATCGCCGCGGGCTTGCGCTTGTCCAGGCACCGGCGAGCGCCCGACCACAGCCGGGCGACGTTCTCCAGGATCAGCCTGCGGTCCGCGCCGCTGATCGACTGCCGACGCAGTTCCTTCGGCGCTAGCTCTGCCAGCACCGCCAGGTCCTCGGTCTCGGGGCGAGCATGGCGCCAGTCAACGAAGGCCAACTCCGGCGGATGAGCGGCGGCTATCGGTGCCGGCACTTGGGCCAGCCAGCCCGCCGCTGTCTCCGACGAGGGAGGCGCTGTGGCATGGTAGTCAACCGGAATAATGATGCTCACGCGCTCACCCCCTCCACCAGGTGAGCTAGGGCACATCGACAGTTACAGACCTCCGCCGCCGGCGCGCCCGGCGCATTCGGGTACAGCAGACCGTTGCTGAAGCTCTCATGCAGGCCCCGCATCTCTCCGTCCACCGCCGCATGCGAGTCTCGCACCCGGTCATCGCGAGAGCTGATCCACTCCTTCAGGATGGTGGCACCCGTCTGCTTCTCGACCTGCAATGCCCCCATGTTGTGGCCGAAGTTCACCGCCGCCCCGGCCTCGGTGCGCGCTATCAGGAAGCTGCGGCTGCGATCCATCGCGGTATCGCCCTCTCCCGCCCAGTCCGCGTAGGATGCCCGAATCCGCTTGGCGATGTCGGAGGCCCCTTCGTTCTGTGACAGCCCCTCGGCCACGCCCTCGGCTATCGCGTCGCGCGTGGTCTGGCTCATCGCCGTGACCTTCTGCGCCGTCTCTGAGCGGATGAAGTGCTCGACCGCCGGGTCGTCGAAGTCGAAGGCCCAGGCGCGCTCCTTGCGCTCGAGGTCCTTGCGCTCCAACTCGGGCAACGCTGACTTCGGGATCGCCCTAATGATCCGCCGCCCCTCGAGCGTCCCGAAGTGGACAATCATCTGCTTGTAGGCTTCCGCCAGCCAGGCCGCCCACTGCGTCTTGTTGCGCTCGATCGCGCCGGTGATCGCCGCCTTCCCCCCATCCTCGAAAGCCGCCACCACCGCCTCGCCCTCGGCCGTGAACAGCGTTGAGATCTGCTTGGCGATCCGGCTTTCCCACCGCGCCCTATCATTGTCGAACGCCTTGTAGTAGGCCGCCTTCTCGTCTGCCGCCATGCCCGACTTCAGTTCAAGTGCTGGCAGAGCGGTCTTCGGTAGCTCGGAGATCGGCGCATAGCCCAGCGTTGGCGGCTTGCTCCCGCCCCACGGCAGATCCCCGCCCTCGACCTCGCCGAAGCCAAGTTCCAGCCGCTGGTTCACCCCGTTGAAAGGCACCCCCATATCCCAGATGCTCTTAGCGGTGGCCACCCGCGCGGCCCACAGTTCCCGCATCGCCGGGACTTGGCTCACATCGTAGCCGATACGCAGCGTCTTCTTGCTCGCGTCCTTCAATCCCTCGGGATTCCAGTAGGGCGTGAGCCGGAGATCGAGCGCGTCCTGGATGTCATCGCAGGTCGGGATGACGGTATCGGTCCAAAACAACTGCCGCGCCGCCGTCAACTCGCTGCCGCCAGCGAGACTGTTGCTGCGGTCCGCCGCCACCAGCACGACGGGCACCCCGAAGACACCGCATATGGTGGCGACGTTGAACAAGCGCGACTTCAGGAAGTCCATCTCGACCGGGCTCAGGCTCATCTGTGTGTAGCTGGCGTCGGCGCCCAGTATCCAGGGCAAGTGCGCGTGCTCGGCCCCCAGATGCTGCTCCTTGACCTGCTCCTGTGCGTCCTCCCACTGCTCAGTCGTGAGCGGGTGCTTGAACGCGAACAGCCCGTCAGTCACCGCCCGGTTCTGCAGGCTCACTTTGTTCCAGCGCACCGCCTCGACATCGGTATCTACCGTCTGCATCGCCGCCCGCAACGGCGCCAGTCCCCAGAACAGGTCGCCCGGATCGACGAACATCAGATGGCAGACCTCCTCCGGTGTGAGGTCCTGCTTCTTGCTCCCCATCCGGTACTCGTAGCGCGCCACTTCGAGGCCACTGCCGGTGGGCACGGGCTTGATCTGGTCGGGCATCAGAGGAACGATGTTCTGCGGGATGCCCGCGCTGTTGCGCTCCAGGTGCCAGAGCGCGTTGCCGCCGAGGTCCAGATGATAGAGGGTCCGCTCCATCAGGTCCTGCCGGCTCATCTGCGGGTTGGGCCGCGACAGCAGATTGCTCAGCGGGTGCAAGTCATCGCGCTCCCATTCGTCCTCGCCCACGCGCTGCTCGGCAAACCAGGGCACTGAGGAGATGGCGCTTGCGCGCTTGCGAACACAGGTATAGACCCACTCGCTCGCCTTGAGCCCGTTCTGGATCGCGTTGGCGGTGCTCCAGTCCGTCCAGATCGGGCGGTTCGCCTGCTGGGGAGTCACGAGGGCGAGCTGCTCGCGGGCCTCGCGCAGAGCCGCCTTGGCGGCGGCCACGCGCTGCTGTGGCGTGAGCGGCCGGCTCTTGCCCAGCATTCGCTGCAGCGTCTCTGTCAGGCCCAAGGTCCCTCACCCATTGTCGCCGCCGCCCGTCCAACCAGCAGGCGGCCCAGGCGCTCTCGCAGCCTCATGTCCTCACCGTCTCCTGGCGATCCAGAGTCCTGTAGAAGAATGTCCGTCCACATCGCCGACACCGCCACAGCACGGGCCGGCCAGGGATCCGGTGCAGGCGCCTGGTTATAGGCCCGCTCGTATCGAAGGGATGGCCACAGAGGCGACAGAGGAAGGCCTGCCAGAGATGCAAGGCGCGGCGAGCAAGGTTCATCTGTCTGCTGCGTACTGCCAATCCCGTCTCCCTGACAAACGAAAAAGGCGAGCCGGCCTGCGATGTGCAGGTGTCGGCTCGCCTCACTGAGGTCAGTGCCGGGCGAAGTATTCGCTTGTTAGGCTCTTACCACACTACGCCGGCTTCTTCCTGCTGTCAATGGGGACCCTACATCAGCTTTGTCCCATGAGCGGTGCCGCCGACTTGCCGAGTCGGTAGACGCTCACGGAATCGCTAGCGTGGCACTCCCGTGGCTGGCCCTGGTAGAACTTGACGCGCATGGTGAACTCACCATTGCCACCGAGCTTGTCGGCCTCTATCTCCATGGCCTCCAGCAGATCGGCCCAGTGTTGGTCGCGGGGCTGTCTCACCTATCCCTCGCCATTGTCCGACCCGTCAGTCAGAAGCCGGGGCCGCCGGCGTGTCTTCGTGTGTAGCATCCGAGGCTGGGGTTGGGTCGGTCTGCCCGTCCGCCCTTGCCTCATGCGTTGTGTCGGCCGAAGTGCTCTCGGCGGCCCCGACGACTTGCTCTGTCTCGCTCTCCACGCACCCGATCCGCTCCAGGAACCGGCGACGGCGCGCGGCCGTGCTCGACCCGTGCTTGCCGAGCTTGGCGACATGCACGCGGCTACCGTTGCTCTGCATCACCCCGAACCGCACGCCGCGCATGAAGGCCGGCACCTCGTCGGCCCGCATCCTGGCGATCAGCAGCCCCGCCTCGTCATCGCTCAGCGCCACCGCCTCGTACCAGTCCGGGTCGGAGAGCTTGAGCGCCTGCTTCTCGTCCAGGGTTAGGGTGTGCATGATTGCGCCCCGCCTTCGCTCGCCTGCTCTCGCCTCGGAACAATCAGGAGGCCCCCTAGTCCGTGCGATGGCAACTCATCCAGTTTGTAGGTGATCGTTCCCTTGGCGCAGGGATGGCTGATGATCGTGCCGACGGGCAGCTCAATCATCAGCACGTCACATTGCGGACCGCCGATCTTCCTGAACTCATCCAGTATGAGCCGTGCGGGATCGGCACTATGCGCGGGAACCAGATGGCGCGGCTCAAAAGCACTCATAGACTCTCTTCCTCCACAGCATCAGCATGTGCATCGGCTTGCTCTCCCGCGTCGCCCCGCGGCGATCGCTGCGGCGGAGCCGGGCTCCGAGCCGATTGCCCACTCCGTCACCTCTCGTGCTAGCATCTGAGCAACAACCTCCCCCATCAGATCCCCCACCAGCCTTTTCGCCCCCTCCTGCACGGCTCGCTCCGAGCAGTTCCAGCACTCGTCGGGAGGCTGCGGTGAGCCGGGTGTTGCCAACGGTGGGAATGTCACTACCCCTGTCTGTGGGTCAACGCCTACTTCCGGGCCTAGACCAATGGCCGATCCGTCCGCGAGGGTCTGCGGGGAGCCAGTCTGTGCGACAGCGCGGCGCGACCATATCACTGATCCGGGGCATGGGATCGACACGCCCATGTTCAGCGGCTCTACTACCAGCGACCTGGCAGGCGGAACTCGCGGCGGAACAGATGAGCTGACCCGCCCACCAGAAAGAGCATCCCGCA